AGAAGATGTCCCTATCATTCTGAATGGTATCACATATGCTGATGACTATGAAGGTGCATTAGAACAGAGAAGAACTATAATCTACACTTTAGATTTTAGTATGCATGCCAGTTTCTATGGACCAATCGAGAGTGGTGGTATTATTCGTGACGTTCGCAATGTGCTATATACCATTGGAGCGGATTCAGATACTAAGCTTGAAACCATCCAAGTGCTTCCTAATCCTTTGGGCGTAAGTCCAGACAGTGATTATGGATTTACTACGAATATTACATTGGCAGCAGATAGCGCGGCATCATGAAACATGACGAAAATATAAAAACAGACTATGAATATTCAAGAGAAACTTTATTTGATTTGATTCATAAAGGAAGAGACGCCCTTGAAGATATGATTCAAGTGGCTCGTGAAAGTGAACATCCTAGAGCATTTGAAGTGCTATCAGGTCTGATTAAGAATGTTGCTGACGTGAACGATAAACTTATGGATCTAAATAAGAAGCATAAGGATATCACTGACGCACCAAAGGCTATTGAAAACAAAACGACTAATAATCTGTTTGTTGGATCAACAGCCGAGTTGCAAAAATTATTGAAAAAGAATGAGGAGAATAATCTATCCAACGTGGTAGATATAACCCCAAGATTGAATGATAATGAATGACACATACCTTGGTAACATCAATGTAAAAAGAGACGGCGTAGATCAAGAGTGGACCGCCGATTTAATTCAAGAATATGCAAAGTGTATGAATGATCCAGCATACTTTGCAGAAAACTATTGTAAGGTAATCTCACTTGATAAGGGGTTAGTTCCATTCGAGCTATATCCTTATCAAAAGAAAATGTTTGAGGTTTTCAATGAGCATAGGTTTAGTGTGGTCCTCGCTTGTAGGCAGTCAGGCAAATCAATCTCGGCATGCGCGTACCTACTCTGGTTCGCACTATTCAATCCCGAGAAGACGGTTGCGGTATTGGCTAACAAAGGCGCAACGGCGAGGGAGATGTTATCCCGTGTTACGCTCATGCTTGAAAACATACCTTTCTTTTTACAACCTGGTTGTAAGGCCCTTAACAAGGGTTCGATTGAGTTCAGTAATAACAGCCGCATCCTTGCTGCTGCAACTAGTGGTAGCTCTATTCGTGGTTTGTCTGTCAGTCTGCTTTACCTAGACGAGTTTGCATTTGTTGAGCGTGCATCAGAATTTTATACGTCAACATATCCTGTTATATCATCTGGTAAGGATACTAAGGTTATCGTCACCTCGACTGCCAATGGCATCGGGAACATGTTTTATAACATATGGCAAGGCGCAGAGCAAGGGGTAAATGAGTTCAAGCCATTTCGAGTAGATTGGTGGGACGTGCCAGGAAGAGATGAGGATTGGAAAAATTCTACTATTGCCAATACGTCGCAGTTACAATTTGACCAAGAATTCGGAAACACATTCTTTGGGACAGGCGACACATTAATAAATGCCGAGACCTTGATGCAGCTAAGAGCAAAGGACCCTATACGTGTTTTAGAAAATGGGGATCTTTTAATATACGATGAGCCGAAAAAGGGTCACGAATATATTATGACAGTAGATGTATCTAAGGGAAGGGGACAGGACTATTCTACTTTTAATTTGATCGATATTGGCACAAAACCTTTCAAACAGGTCGCCGTGTATCGCTGTAACACTATCTCGCCTATCCTCTTCCCTACAACTATATATAAATATGCGAAAATCTATAACGATGCATATGTGATTATTGAAGCAAATGATCAAGGGTCATTGGTGTGCAATGGCTTATATCATGATTATGAATATGAAAACATGCACGTAGAGTCTGCTATCAAGGCAAACGCTCTTGGCATTCAAATGACTAGAAAAGTCAAACGAATAGGATGCACTGGCATCAAGGATATATTAGAAACCAATAAAATAGAACTTTGTGATGAACATACAATATTAGAATGTTCCACGTTTGTGGCTAAGGGTCAGTCCTATGAAGCCTCGGATGGCAACCATGATGACTTGGTGATGAATTTGGTTATGTTTGGATACTTTGTTCAAACTCAAATGTTCTCTGATATGACAGATATCAACCTAAAACAATTATTGTATGAAGATAAGATGCGTCAGATTGAGGACGACGTAGTTCCGTTTGGAATTATAGATGATGGTACAGCCGAAATAGAGCGCATAGAATACAAAGAGAAATTTGGAGGAGAGTGGGCTGTAGAGTTCACGAATGATCTATAAAATTCATTTTATTATAAATAGGAAATGATTGATCATTCGTATTATGGACACTTATTATAACCCTAAAGAGGACAAAAATTATGGCGTTATTTACTCCTTCTGCGTCTCCTGGCATTACAGTCAAAGAGATCGACCTTACGGGGGTGGTGCCTAATGTACAGACTTCAACCGGTGCATTTGTTGGTGACTTTAGCTGGGGTCCAGCAGAAGAGACTACTTTAATATCTAATGAAGCACGGTTGGCTGAAGTATTCGGCACACCCGATTCCGACAACACAATAGATTTCCATTCAGCAGCGTACTTCCTACGTTATGGAAACTCACTTCAGGTGGTTCGTGAAATCACGAGTGCTGCTAAAAACTCTTACTACGATGCTGGCGATGGCACAGATTCTTCCGATGGTACATGGATCAGTGGATATCAGACAGCTCCAGTCATTAAAAACGAAACCGATTTCGACAACCAAGTTTCTACACTCGGCGCAATTAACGACGTAGCAGTTAGCAGCGAAGACTCAGCTACTGGTAACATTAGTTGGGCTGCACGTTTTCCTGGTGAACTTGGTAACTCGCTCAAAGTTTCAGTTCTAGGCGCTGCTAAAACTGGTGCTGGCATTACAATGAGCACTGCTTTCGATGCTTGGACTTATGCAAATGAATTTGATGCTGCCCCTGGCACTTCAACCTTTGCATCAGACTTTGGCGCATCTAACGATGAAATCCATGTTGTGGTTGTAGACGAAGATGGTTTAATCGGAGGAACAAAGGGAGCCGTTCTCGAAACTTTCCCATTCCTTTCAAAAGCAAAGAATGCTTTGAATGCCGATGGTTCCACCAACTATGTAAAGAACGTCATCAACAACGCATCAAATTACATCTATCTAGCTGGCGAAGGCTATGACGTAGATGGCGAAGATTCAGCAGACTTCAACGTCTTCAATGCTGCTAACTTCGGATCAGATGCTGTTGCTTCTAGAGACTTCGGACAGGTTATAAACTCAACAACTGACCACGATAGTGCAGATGTATGGGCTATAGACTTCTCATTAGGAGAGGGCGTAAATTCTGGCTCACTTACCACAACTGAATATGCAACTGGCTTCGATCTTTTCGAAGATGTTGATAACATTGAGATCGATATGATGATTGCTCCTGGTATGAACAGCACAATTGATCAAAGGACAGTCATCAACGATATGGTAGCTATAGCACAAAGCACACGTAAAGACTGTGTGGTTGTTGCTTCACCACCTCGTTCCGCAATCATTAACAACAACTCACCAGTAACTGACACGGTTGACTTCATTGCAAGCGGTGTTACTCGTTCATCTTATCTCTTCATGGATAACAACTACCTGAAGGTATATGATAAGTATAACGATCAATACATTCAGATCCCAGCGTCATCTTCGACCGCAGGTCTGTTTGCTAACACTGACCGTGTTGCTGCACCATTCTTCTCCCCAGCGGGTCCAAGAAGAGGTCAGTATCTTGGTATCACAAACATTTCTTATTCTCCAACAAAGAGTGAAAGAGACACCTTATATAAGTCTGGCATCAATCCGATTGCTAACTTACCAGGTCAAGGTATTCTTCTCTTCGGTGATAAGACTATGTTGGCAAGACCTTCGGCATTTGATCGGATTAACGTCCGTAGATTGTTCTTGGCAATCGAGCGTGCTATTGCATTAGCAGCACGTAACGTCATGTTTGAATTCAACGACGAGTTTACTCGGGCGGAATTCGTAAACGTGGTCGAACCGTTCCTTCGGGAAATCCAAGGTCGAAGAGGTATCACTGACTTCCGTGTCGTTTGTGACGAAACAAATAACACTGCGGCAGTCATAGATAGAAACGAATTTGTTTGCAACATCTTC